CCTGCGGCTTGGCAGGCAGTACGTAGATTGGAGGAAACTTCTGTGACTTGGACAGGGCTATGTTAATCTCCACGAATCGCCTTGACAGGTACTCTCGGAGGGTGACCTCTAAGTCTACAGGTGGCTGCTCATTACCGATACTAGACATTATCTTAACCCACTTCTAGAGTATTCTACGTCCATGCCGCTAAAATCAAAGGAGATAGTGCCAACTGATAGCAATCTCCAGCAGTGCAGCTCGCCCGTTGTTCTAACATCAAGTTTTCTGTCTACTCCCGGCGTGAATCTTTGTGGTGGCTGCCACCTGATTGGCGCACCCGCATAATCCTGCGAGCCGACCTGAATGTCTAGCATACCTGCGCCCTCTATGTGAGGATATAGCCTTGTGATTGTTGTGACCTGACGATGACCCTCCAGCGGGAAGTCGGTACGCTCGATGACTGTACCTAAGTCTGTTGTTGGCAGTGCAGGGTCAAGCTCTATTAGTGATGACGTTGTGCTGTCAACACCAATGACTGTGTCGTCGAGAGGGGTAATCTGTCTGGAACCCCACACGCCCTGTTGCTCCTCCCAGCTACCATCCCAAGCGTCCCACGTTGTAGTTGCCTCGGCCTGTGAGCCGTAAGCTGCGAAAGCTACACCGGCTTCGGGAAGGTCACGTATAGCCCACGAGTCATCCTTCCAGTTGTAAACATACGCTACGTTTGGATAGATTGCATCTTCTTCAGGTACGCAGAACCACACCTCTTTAAGCGCGTTATTTCTGACTGTGAATGAGTTTGTGAACGTGGCCTCACTGATACCACTCGCCAGCCTTCTGCGTAGTCTGTTGTGGATAATTGAATCAATCTTGTTGCCATCATTCCTGACGATGTCACCATCAGACAGGAAGAAATGCGTACCCTTAACCTCTGTCACGCAATCCTTGGCTAGTAGACCAATGGTTGATGATAGCTCACGCGCTTTCCATACGAACTCGTCGGCCGTAAAGTCAAGCATGGTTATGGCGTTCTCGGAGTAGATAGCGAAAGCGTCACGCAGGGATAGCCCGTCAATAATCGTACCCGCATCACCACCAATCTGAGCCTTACCAGCCAGAGCTGATAAATCAGTTTCGTCCCACGTAAATGGCAGGCCATTGATATCAGCAGCGGTAGACCATCTGTATGAGTTTGGTAGCTCTGTAGCGCCCTCTGTTAAATTGAGAGCGAATAGGAAGTTCTTGTGAGAGCGTATAACTTTAAAGCTAAAGCCCTTGTCCTGCCATGTGTTTGCAGCATCCCACTGTAGCGGTGTTAATATCTGACCCGGTGATTGCGGGACCCAGACTTCTGGCTGTGCCTGCGGGTTATTAATGACAGGGATTGAGCCAAGCATGCACCCAGTCCAGTTCAGCTCATCGCCTGCACCTACACCATTGTAACCCTCTGTCGAGGCGATAGAAGTCCACGTAGCACCATCGAACACTTGAACATCGTTACGTCCAGCAGCAATCCAATAGTCAGCAGATGTTGATGCAACGGGGAGGATGAAGCCGGGGTTAAATGTGCCGCCCAAAGAATCAACTAGCTGATTGCCTAGCTCATCAACAACTAAGTTACCCAACTCATCAGCAATTAAGTTTGGTGCTGTTGCCGTTGTCCATGTGGTGCTACCGCCAGACGCACGTATCGCGCCCGAGAAGATGCGAAAGTTTGCACCAGAGGTCATGTACTCAGCTTCCAACTCCCACGGCTTAACGTCAGAGTTAATGCCCTTGACCCCGGCATTTCTAAGGTTTAATAATTCTGGCATCTGTACTCGCCTCGTTCATTGCTTTAAGTGCTAAGTCCTGTCTCTTGACATTTTCATTTCGCATAGAATTTACTGACGCAGCCACCCCTCTCTGGGTTCCTGCCACTTCCACTTGTAGTATCGGCATCCACGCCATAGCGCACTTCCAATCGTTCTGTTCCTCGCCCTGCGCGTCCGTACCCTTCATCTCAGTGTACCATGCGCATCGGTGAATCTTTCCGTCCACAATCTCCTCGCAGGTCGAGCCTAGCGGGCATGTAATGACGACATCAATCGCCATTAATCTTTAACCGCGATGATGATATCAAGGTATTTTGGTGTCCAGTCAGAGGAACCGGCATTAGCAGCAACGCTAACGGAGATACCCGTTGTAGACGAGGTTGTAACGAAGCCTGCGTTATTCCTATATCGACCACCCGCGCCAAAGGAATCAAAATCGACACCGGCCTCGTTGGTAAAGTCCTGTACATGCGTATGACCGGGGTCAGTTACGCTTGCTGTATGGGTATGGGATGACACCTTGTCATTCAGGATGGGGCTGTCTGTACCACCGGCAGCGCCACCGGTCCCAGATACAACCCTCAGCATGTAGTCGTTCTTACTTGCGTCCTGTGTCCAGCCTGTTGGGGCTGTGGCCTGATGGAACGGCATACGAGTGCCTGTCGGTGCTGATAGTTGACCTGTGAGCGCGGTAATGCTGACACCGAGAGCGTCAAACTGGTCTTGAGCGTTTGATGTTAGCCCTGATATGTAGTTAAACTCAACCTCAGTCGCTACGACTGGGATGGAGAAGCCATTACCTCCCACGCCGGGGAACATGGTCTTGAGAACGGACTTGATTAACCGCAGGTGGTCATCACCCTTATTAGTGGGGTCACCACCTAATGGGTATGAATCATCAAGACCTTCAATTGTTGTGGTTGACTCTAATGGCATGGTATCCCCTTACGCGCATCTGCTTGTTAAAATTACGGACTTATCGACTGTAGTCCAGACAGTTGCCTTGCGGCATAATTCCTGCCACTGCTTCACAGCGGATGATGTAGCAAATAATGATTGTGCAAATTTGTATTCACCGAACATAACCTACCTCTCTAAATATATAAGCAGGGTGGTAATCGCAATGGCAATACCCGAAGCCCATTTAATAAATCTACCCAAGCTATTTGCTGTTTGGTAGACCTCGATGACCCCTGCCACGCTTTTCGTTAGCCGCGTGATAGCTTCAGTGTTATCAGTGTGAGCATCCAGAAACTGTCTGTGGCGGTGAGCTTGTTCAACCTCGTGAATAGTGAAATGCTCCACATGTCTCTCGAGAGCATCGTTATGATTGTCCAGCTTGTCGCCAAGCGCTCTAATCTGCCCGTGAAACACCTTCACGCTGCCCTCAATATCATCTATACGCTGGCTCATCTTGTTCAAACCTTCTTCTGATGGCGGCATTAGTTTATCCCTTGCGCTAAATGTCTTGATGCATTTTTTAGTACGTCCATACGACTTCCTCATCGAACAAATCATGTTCAGTTAAATCGTCAAAATGAATAAATGAGCGTGCCACACCGAAGCGCGTCATGCCCTCACCCCTGAAATAATTCATCACAAGGAACTTCTGCCTTGAGTTTGCTTTAATATCAATCGCTCTACCGAGTGTGTGGGGGCCATTATACCCCGAACCGGATACGTTATTATTGTGTTCTGAACACCTGTACCCGCTGGTGACCATAAATGGGAAGCCAAGAACCCTGCGGCCCTCGACAACTTTACGCATAAACTGGGCATCCATAGCCATCTGCCCACAGCCACACTGGCATGTTAGCTCTTCATCACTAAAAAATTCATAGGTACTCATAATTAACCGTCCTTGAGCAGCCCGACAAATAGCTCATCGAATCCTTCTGTCGTAAATGCGTCACTGTGCGCATTATCTCCACCTGTTTTGAACTCATGGTTCGTTACACGGTCATCATCGCCCCTGTACCCGACCTTGCCAGCGTTACCCCATCTGTGAAATGGGATAAACTTAGATAGCTGTACCACATCATCTTCGCTATTGCAAATTACCGCGACATTCTTGACCTGCTCAGGCACAATAAAGTCATTGTCCAGTGCAGGGTTAATGAAGATTAACTTGTCAAACGCAGCGCCCTGTTCAGCGGCCTGTAGCAATATATTACAGCCGTTGCTGTGTCCTACACCCACGGAGCCTTCAGGAGTCATACCAGCTATTACACTGGCAATGTTATCTGAGAAGTACCTGACCGCAAACAGACCGAACAATCCGTAGTCAGCTTCAAGCACATCGTAGCCACAAGCCTCTGTAAGCTCTCGTAAGCTGTCGGTAGTACCTTTGCCGCCATCCTTGACATTAAAGCCGTGGCATAGAACTACGCTCACTATAATGCCCTGTAGAATACTGCGAATGACGCACTGGCTTCACCCATGTTGACAATTGTCACGCTATCTGTGGTTTCAATGGACAGAACTACGTGCTTGCTTCTCAGAGAGCCATTAACTTCTAAGCCATCTTCAGCAATAAAGATACGCTTACCTTGTAAACCAGTGAGTTCTAAGGTTTCCCCGGCAGCCACAT